TATAATATATACTGTGCTGTGTCAGCACTTTCTCCACCCGCTGTTCGGCTTCGGGGGATTTTTCGTCAGTATACAGTTCTACATCAAGCTGTTTGAAGCTGTGATACATCAGGTTATCTGCGCCGAATGTGTCTTCGCCGGGAGAGAGAAAAATAACAAAGGGCGGGTGCGGAGACTCACCCTCTGCAAAATGATGATAGGCAAAAGGAAGCCCTGTCTCCTTAATCATTTCGTTGATTTCTTCATAGGTCATGAAAGCGCCTCCTCAATCATACGAGTGAGCATTTTCTCACCCTGTGCTTCCGCAGGCGCAATATGCGGCTTACCGGAAACACGACCACCGTTTCGTTTGACATGCCCTTTTTCCAGCAGATGTGCAAGCTGATATCTGTCCCTGGAATGAACAGTCATCTCCAGTGTATGGCTGTTCTCTCTTGTCTTTCGGACAATCCAGCTCTTTCCGTATCCGCCGCTAAGTTTCGGAGCATTTGCAGATATTTCCTTTTTAACGTTAGCAGCTGTCTTTTTGACAGCTTTCTTCATTTCAGTATCTGCAAGGTCAGTGTATTCAGCCAGACCTTTCATAATAACGTCAGCCATGTCATCAATCGAAGTCATCCTGCTCACCAGCCTTTCGTGTACCTGCCGTGATCTTCATATAGTCGAGTGATTTATAATTCGGCAGTATACTGTCAATGTTATATGATAGTCCACGGAACTGAACCCTGTGTGTTGTCGGATTTATCCGCATAGTATCAGCGGTCTGTCGCACTATGAATTCTATGGAATAGATTTCCTTTGTGACACCGGCTTCTGTAATTTCAGTTGATGAATTGGGAGTAACGGCTGCCCAGCAGGAGAAAGCTTCCTCCCACTGAGCCTTATGATTGCCGATACTGTCGGTTTTGGTATGGTGCTCGAGGAAGGATATCCTTTGATTAAGCATTCCTATTTCCATCAGATAATGCCCTCCCTCTGTGCAAATAAAAGTGCCCTCAGTGTAAGAGTCAGCTTATGGTAGTCAGCAGTATTGCGGTTTTCGTAGAGGTAAGATACAGTATACAGCATAGCCTGCCGTGAGGTTTCCTCATTTACCGCAAGTGCAGCATCGTCCATTCTGCCCACATCTTTCACTAGGCGCTTAGCCGTGTCTATAAGCGATATTATGAGCTTGTCATCTTCGCAGTGGTCTACACGGAGATAGTTCTTGGTTTCAGCAAGTGTTATCATGCCTTCATGGTCAGCACCTTTACAGCTTCGGGAAGTATGAGCTTGCCGTCAACACGTTGTGAAGCAAGGAAGCCTATCTGTCCGTTCATGGCGAAAAGCTCGTTAAGTCGCTTCATGCTACGTCCCTGACGGTCTGCTATCCAGTAATAGCTGAAGTCACCGAATGCGATAGCCTTACTGCCTGCTTCTATTGTAGGTGCGTAAACGGAAGTAACATAGGGGCGATTGAGTATAGTATCCGGAATACCGTTGGAAACACTGGGCTGCCAGATATAGTTTCCTGTGTTGTCTTTGATTTTACGGAGGGCCTTGACTGTCTGCTCGTTGAGAAGCCAGATAGCCTTCTTACGGTATGGGCTCTTGATAGAATAAAACAGCTCTATCATATCATCAAAGCTGATTGTAGCTCCGCTTGAGGTTGCACCTTCCTGAGCGCCTCCAGAAGCCGCGAAAATGCCCGTAGGCTTGCCTACGCCGTCGCCTGCGACAAATGCTTCCTCTTCCTTTGCACCGATTCTACGGGCGAATTCCTTTGCAATATAGGAGGGAAGGTCAAAAACGGAGTCGTTGAGAAGTTCCTCGGAGATCTTGATAGCCGTGCCGACCTTGTAAGCAGAGAGTGAGAGCTGACCGAAGGAGTCATCGGAGAGAGTATATGCCTCTTCCTCCTCCATCCATACCGCTTCACCCTTTGATGTTACAACCGGTATCTTTCTATCACCGCTTGAAGTCTGTATTCTTGTGGCAAGTGGACGGAATACGTTTTCCTCCTCAAGGGCTTCAATGAGCTTTTTCTCAAACTCATCCGGTACAAGATAACCGCCCTCTGTATCTTCACCTACCTGCAGGTCATTGCGGACGTCGATCCAGTTACGGTTACGGACACTGTTCCAGAAAGCCTTGCTGTATTCCTCAGTGCCTGTAGAGTGTTTTGGGGTATCAGTTATATGAGCTCCGGGAGTTCCCACAACAGGTGTTGTAGTAGCAGCTGAAAGCTCCTGACCGATACGCTCGGCTCTTTCCATACGCTCGATTTCCTTACCGAGGTCAACTATTGTCTGTTCCAGTGTATCGTATGTTTTACTGTCCTCCTCTGAGAGAAGGCCGCTTGCGTTTCGCTTTGAATCAAGGAAATCACGGGCTGTGTCCCATGCTTTTGCTCTTTTTTCTCTGAGTTCCTGAATAGTCATTATACATTCCTCCTTAGTGTTTCAGCAGAGACAATCTCTTGTCCAGCTGGTCGATTGGCGTACCTGTAACAGGTGTATATGATGCTGAGATCTTCTTCATAAGCCTGTCCATAGCTGATGTAGCTGAGTATGACATAGCTGATAAATCTTCAGTTTTACGCCGCTTGAGCTTACCGTCTTCCTTATCAGGCTCTTCATTTTCATCCTCATCAGGTGTATTTTCATCCGGCTCTTCTTCAGCCGGAGTATCATCTGTAAAAAGAATACCGTCCACAAGTCCCATGCTGAGAGCCTTTTTTGCATTAAGCCATGTTTCCTCGTCCATCATATGGGCTATCCTGGCACGTGACTGGTGAGACTTCTCCTCATAAGCGTTTATAATGCTCTCCTTGACCTCATCAAGCAGCCTTATAGCCTGTTCCATATCCGACTTATTACCCATTGCTATGGTAGCAGGGTTATGTATCATAAGCATGCCAGTGGGAGTTATGAGGGTTTCATCACCTGCCATAGCAACAACAGAAGCTGCTGAAGCAGCAATACCGTCGATTTTTACCGTAACCTTGCCTTTATGGTTACGAAGCATGGTGTATATCTGTGAAGCTGCAAAGACATCTCCGCCGGGAGAGTTTATCCATACGGTAAGGTCTCCGCTTATTTTTGAGAGCTCATTTCTGAATAAGGCTGGAGTTATCTCATCTCCGAACCATGTATCCTCCGAGATAGGCCCGTTGAAAATGAGCTCAGATTCGTTGGTTTCTTCATTTTTAACCCAGTTCCAGAATTTGTTATTCATTAGTATATTCCTCCTTTTGTTCGTAAGCTGCGCCTGCGTCCTTTAATTTTGTGAAGCTGCCGTTACAGAGATATAGATCTCCGCCAAGCTCTTCGGGGATTGCATTCATGTCTTCAAGCTCACGGATATCGTTTGCAGACATCCATCCATTCTGACGTGCAGTAGCATAGCCCTGCATACGGCTTGCATAGTCGCCGCGCAGCAATCCCTCCACGTTGAACTTAATAAAATAGCGCCCCTTCTCCGAATCGGAAAGAAGTGCTTTCTGCATACCCTGTTCCCAGCGTACCAGCCAAGGATCAAGTGTATACTTGACAAATTCCAGCGACAGATGCTCTATGTTGCTGAATGTTGCATGGTCAAGGTCACCTATCATATGCAGCGGCACGCGATACAGTCTTGCAATCTCCTCTATCTGAAATTTGCGGGTTTCGAGGAACTGCGCCTCGTTGTTGGGAATGGAAATAGGTGTGTATTTCATACCTTCCTCAAGGACCGCTATTTTATGAGCATTACCGTTGCCGTAAGCTTTATGCCATGCTTCACGGATTCTTTCCGGTTTATTAATTGTTCCCGGATGCTCCAGCACTGCCGAGGGCGATGCGCCGTTTGCAAAAAACGATGCGCCGTATTCGTCACAGGCGACCGCAAGCCCGATGGCGTTTTTCGCCATTGCAATGGGACTGTATCCGACAAGACCGTCAAAGCCCAGTCCCGGAATATGCAGCACCTGCTCCATCGGCAGGATGATTTCACCCTGCTGCCTGAAATTCGGGTTGTGTTCATCATATCGGCTGTAGCGGTAAATAAGCCTGCCGTGATTGTCACGGTCAACACGCACCTTGTCCGGCATCAGCGGATACAGTCCCAGCACCTCACCACGACCGTTCCGAATGATCTGCGCATATGCATTGCCATAAATCAGCAGATGCGCCATGAGCGTTTCCCGGAACACGAAAGAAGTCATCTCGGGATTAGGCTGATCGTGCAGCAAAAAATATAGCGGGTGCATTGGCACTCGCTCTTTTCCCTTATCGGTGTATTGGTAGACATGCAACGGCAGCTGCGCTATTGCTTCCGATAGAACTCTTACACAGGCGTATACCGCAATTAACTGCATTGCGGTGCGGTCGTTGACTCGTTTGCCCGCGTGTGTCCGCCCGAAGAAATAACTGTAGGACGGGCTGTCGTAGCTGTCCTTAGGCTTGTCTCTTGAACGGAACAGTCCGCTGAAAATGCCCATGTGTTTCACTCCTCTCGTTGACTTTTTGTATTGGCTTGTGGTATAATAAAAAAAGTGGAGAGTGTCCGCATGAAGTATTATTGTTACTATAATTAGGGCATTATCGCACTTTTTATATTTATCTATCAAAAATTAATTTTTAGGAGAATAAAAAGATGCCAAACGTATTTGATGAGCAGGCGCCCCAAAATGTTAAGAGCATTGGAAACGTGTTTGCTGATTTTCTTTTAAATAAGGGCTTATATGACGAAATAGAAATTACAGCTGATAATTATTTGGAATTAGCTGATTTGGTGGGCGGACACGTGAGAATAAGTGTTTATTGCCCTCAATGCAAAGAAAACAGGGTTTTTAGTTCACCTGGAATAACTTATTATAGGTATATGTCGGGGCACGGTACCATAAAAGAAGAATTAGAAAGCGCAATTAGATCTAAACGTTTTTTTAATCCTAATGGTTCTTCTTTTAATGATTTTCCAGAAGAAGAATATAGAATAATGAAATTTAAATTCGTTTGTGCGATGAATCCAGAGCATCATTTGTACTATATTGTAATGGCTTCAAGAGACAAAGTGGTAAAAATTGGTCAATATCCGTCTTTTGCTGATTTGTCATTTCCTGAGTTAAAAGAATATAGAAAAGTTATAACTGAAAAAGATGAAAAGGAACTAAAAAGAGCAATTGGTTTATTTGCAAACGGAATTGGAATAGGTTCATATGTTTACTTAAGAAGAATATTTGAACGTATCATTGATATAGCCGGCAAAAAAGCAATTGCTGATGAAAAAGTTGATGAATTGACATATAACAAAGCGCATGTCGATGAAAAAATTAAAATGTTAGCAGAATACCTGCCAAAGGCATTGACAAATAATCCAGTAAGTTATGGAATAATCAGTAAGGGTATTCATGAACTTAGTGAAGAAGAATGTCTTGATTTCTTTCCAGTGTTGCAAAACTTCATATTAATGATTCTAAGGCAATGGGATAAGATACGTAAAGATGAGGAAGATGAAAGAGAAATTCAAAAGTCTCTCATTAAAATTGCTGAAAAAATAAAAAATAGCAAATCAATATAAAAAAATGAATTATAATATCAGCATCTCCCTCTCATCATAAATGCTGTCGCCAGAGTCGTTTCCGCATCGTATGGCACGGTCAAGCGCCATTACAGTCGCTACAGATCCATCGATTTTTTCGGTGGATTTTTCTTTGTCCGGCTTGATATTGCCTGCGGGATCACGCTTGATGAAAATGTTATCCATATTCCAGCGCAGTACCGGATGCCCGTTGTGGGCAATCTTCTGCTCCAGCGTCAGCTTCATCAGCTCTTTGGTCGGCGGCGACATATCACGGTAGCCCTGACCAAACTGCACCAGCGTGAAGCCCAGCCCCTCAAGGTTCTGCGACATCTGCACCGCGCCCCAGCGGTCGAAGGCAATCTCCCGGATATTGAACCGCGTACCCAGTTCGTCAATGAAGTTTTCGATGAAGCCATAATGCACGACGTTGCCTTCGGTGGTCATCAGGAAGCCCTGCCGCTGCCAGAGGTCATATGGCACATGGTCGCGCCGGACGCGCAGGTCAAGCGTTTCCTCCGGCAGCCAGAA